AATTACAAGCCATATTATAAATATTAAAAAAGGGTAGGCAGGCTCAAGGCTCACCTACCCTTATGTTAAACAATTACCCTGTATTATACTGTTGAGTGGTACAATACGATATCTGAACCAATAGCGTGTTGGATACCAGCAGTAAATCTCATTACTACTCGTACATTTTGACTTCCGTCAATATCCGCCATATCGATAACTTTGACTTCGTTGTGGTCAGAAAGCAATCCAGTTCCAAAGAATAGATTTGATTTCTCAGCCGCAATAATAGTATTGTTTGCAAGGCCATTAGCCACAAACAATTTTACTCCGTCAAAAGATAAATCGCCACCAGCATACCACTGAGTACCTTTAGCATCAGTACCATTTGATCCAAGTGAACTAGCAAATCCTCCTAAAGCCCTCACGTAGGCTCTAGCTACGTTTTGAGAGACATAAATGTAAAGATCGTCATTTAGGTATAGTGTAGAAGGTATTGAGTCTACAACTTTACCTAATTCAGTTATTACATTAGATGCTGTTACAGTAGTACCAGTAACGTCGTTTACTGTAGAATCTGCACCTAAAGTAGTGAAGAATCCATCAAATTGTCCTGCTGTTGCGTTAGTACCAGACCAAATATTGTTCTCCATTCTTTGGGCCACCTTGGAAGCAACGTGTCCGATTAGAAAGTCAGAAAACTTGGGAGGTAAATCGTCGTGAGCAGAAAACCCTTGAGAAATTGCTTCCCAATCTGAATTAAAATCCTTTTTACACAACTGCAGATTTACTTGAAATTCTTCTGGTTGAAGGATTCTTTCTGTTAGTGTTAAAGTAGATGATGCGTCAAAGTCGCAAGTAGCATCCTTTACGATATCGTCAGTCGCTACTTTTTTCAAGACCTCTTTGAATTTTACATTTGGCTTGATTGTGATACCACCGTTGTCAAGTGTATTTCCGCTTAAAAGAGCAGCTGAAATGTATTCTCCAGCAAATTCACCTGCGTATGTGGTAGTTATTGAATTAGTTGTTGCCATTTTATTAAATTATTTTAAAATTAACCAGTTGCTGTTAATGCTCCTGAAGTAAGTGCGTTACCAGAAGCAAAGTAGTTTGTTCCGTCTGAAGTGATTTCTACAAAATCTCCTAGATTGTCAGCAGTATGAACAAAATTAATTTGATCTGCTGCGTCTACGTCTACCACTGCGCCAGCTACAATTAAGCTACCTTCGATTTTATCTTCTCCAGCTGTAGGAGCAGCGATTACAGTGTTTGCAGAAGACAAGCCTCCTGTAGTTACGAACTTAAGCTGTAGTCCAGCAAAAGGTTCAGGTAACGTCACAGTTCCGCCTGTTCCTGACACTTTAAATACTTTTCCGCTATCAGCTGCTGTTAATGCGCTTCCTACGGAAATAGCCTCATATTTAGAAAATATGCGGGTTACGTCATTTGAAATAGTTGTTGCCATCTTTATTGATTATTATTAATTTTTGCAATTTTAGCTAAAACTCTGTCTTCAGTGGTCATACCTCTGTTTTGACTATATAGTTTTAGTTTTCTTTCTAACTTAGATTCTGGAGTGTGTACAATTGGAGCTACTTCCTCTTCTACAGCGGCAAGTTCCTCTTTAGGTACATCTTGATTCATTTTGTCCTTTCCAGCTCCCATATCAGTCATCATTTTTTCGACCATAGCTTTGAGTTCAGAAAACTCTTCTTTGGTAACGAATTTTGACTCTGGACTCTTTCCAGGATCTTCTTCCATCATACCTTTTTGCTTATCGTGATAAGCTAATTCCTCTTCTTCCTCTTCAGACAAAACGATTGTTTTTACATCTTCTTGAGTTTCTTCTACAACCTCTTCATTAGTTTCGGCTGTGGGAGTTTCTTCGGTGTCATCTACCTTTTCATCAGTATCTTGACTGCCCAAAAGTACGTCTTTGAGCTTTTCTACAATTTCTGTTGCTTTCATATAAAGAATATATTAATACGTATATTAATATTACTAAAAACAATAATATCTGTTGTATTTTTAATCTACTGATGGAAAGCGAAGTAGTGTGCCGATTGAGTTCCGTTGTCTACAATAGTAAATGGGCCAGCAGTTCCTCCACTTGTTGTGTAAGCTCCAGAAGAACCAAATTTAATTCCTCTAGAAGTCCAGTTAGATGATGCACCTGCTCCATAAGGGGCGGCTGGGAAACTACCTGTAGTTGCTGGCTGAGGGAAAGTAAATGTTCCAGTTCCTCCTTGAGTCTCTAAAAAGGCTAAAGAAGTATTGCTAGGATTATAAAACCTAAAGTTTTTGCCCGTTGGGAAAGAAAACGTAGATCCTAGCGTTACACTCTGTTCTGCTAGTTTTGCTCCTATAAATAAAGCTAAATCATCAGCTAAGGTTGCACCAGTTACTGGATCGTTTGCAAAAATAGATATCTCTGGTGTACTTGTAGTAAAGTCAAAATCTATTGCAGCATATTGACCAGCGGCTGTAGTTACCGCTGGGATAACTATAAATGGCTGAGTTGCTGTGGTAGAACAATTTAGTGTGCTTGATGTGTTTGTATATCCACTTGGGACAGTAATATTTACTGTAAGTGTTCTAGAAGTGTTTACGCTAACAGTAGCAAAAGATGATGGGCTAGTTGAGCTTATTGTACCAATATCTATAGAAGGAGTTGTAACAACTCCGTTAGCTGCTACTGCAAAACCACTGATTGTAATATCACTACAAGCCAAGGTTGGAACGGTAAGTGGCTGGGTTGCTGTAGTTGTACAAGCTACTGTACTGCCTGCGTTGAAATATCCAGTAGGAACAGTTATGTTTACCGTTAATGTTCTTACAGTATCTACACTTACTGTGCTAAATGAAGAAGGACTAGTGGAGGCAATAGCACCAACACTAATACTAGGGAGTGTTACTGTTCCGTTAGATGCTACTGCAAAACCTGTAAGAGTAACGTCTGAACAAGTAAAGGTAGGAGTAGCAGATTGAGTCGCTGTAGTGGTACAGCTAATCTGCTGACCAGAATTATTAAATCCAGCAGGAGAAGTAATATTTACTGTTAGTGTTCTAGTAGTCCCTGTATCTACGATACTAAAACTAGATGGACTTGTAGAAACTATAGTACCTGTGTTTATTGTAGGGACTGTTACTGTGCCATTTGCAGCAACAGCAAAGCCCGACAAAGTTAAGTCTGTACAATCAAATTCTGGGTTGTCTGGATTTACCGTTATTGTTCCAGATCCAGATGCATTTTGATTTACTAAAGAACCAATACCCTGGTTTATTAATTCACCCTCACAGCATTCAATAGAATAGGTTTCTTCGTCCGCACAAAGACATCCTCTTCTGGCATCTTGAGGTGACGAAGTTCTACCGCTATAGTCTCTTCTTTTGTGAGCCATTATAACAATTTGATTACACTAAAGGTAGCTTTAGGGTGCTTGCTTGGTAGCAAGTCATTATCAGTAACATACTTTGCATTCTCAGGTCTTTTGTTTCTTACTAAGTACAAGAAAGCGTTAACCCGTGCAAAAGCCCACTGAGACGGGCTATTAACACGTGGGCTGCGAGATGTATTAAAAGCTCCAAGACCACGCTGAAAAACAGAGGCAAGCATACCAACAGTGACACCATACCCAATTTTCTTTTTATACCTTTTGTTAAATTCATCAGCTTTCTTTTGTAATGTAGCTCTGTCTTTAGCAGATACTTTTGCTCCTCTTTTTCCTTTAGCAGTACCCTTTGCGGTTCCCTTACCTTTAGGGTTAGGATTAGGTGTGCCAGATTTAGGTGCTTTGGGACTCTTTCTGATTCCGCCTCTTGGGCCAATCTCAGCAAGTTCCTCTTCAGTCATTCTTACACACTTATGCTTTTTATAATCCTTTCTAAATCCAGGAGGACATTTATAATGCTTTTTTAAATTATGTTCTTCGCAAGGCATATACCAAGTATCGCCTTCATATTCGTGAGTGTGATAACCCTCACACCCAATATCTTTTGCAGCCTTCTCTGCCTCCTCTATAGTAGAGTAAGCAGCTCTTCCATCTATTATAACAGAAGCAGCCTCTATTTCGTTCAATCCCTTTAGCTTGGACGTTGTCCAGCTCAGCATAGATTTGCCTCCCCAAAGTAAATAAGAAATGGTTCCACAGGCTTCTGTGTCTGAAGGGTCGTAATATACTGCTGATCTAGAGAGATAACTGTAGATTCTCTTAAGAGTAGATACTGTAAACTTAGTAGAACCTTTTGCAATTTGTTGGGCTCTAACTTTTCCAACCTGGGTAGCACAACGATTTCCAACCTTTTCATTTAATTCTATTCCTCTTTTAGCATTATTTATTGCTGAATTTGGATATCCACCATAAGATTCAAGCTCTACTTTATCGTCTAATTTAGAAAGAATCTCTAACAATTCAAATTCTGCGTTTAATTCTTCTAAACATTCCTCACATATAGACAGTGGCATATCAGCTATAGATCTGCTTGTTGCATTATCTGCAAAGAATCCTTCTATTGAAAAACCATTAAGCTCACCAGATTTAGCTTTTTCCCAAACTTCGTCATTATTAACTTTCATAGAGACCATCCAAGTCCCAACTGGAACATCAAATCCATACTTAGAAGATTTGTCTTTTTGTTTATCTTCTACTAGCCAACTTTCAACAACAGTTACACCAGAGATTGTCTCCTGGTGTTCTAAGGTTGCTTTTGATTGATGACCTCTTTCTAGAAATAACTCAGAAGCTTTTCTTACTGTATCTTTTGAGAAATATATAAAATACTTTCCATCTTTATCTTTACGTAATATCTTTTTGTCGGGAACCAAAGCAGCTCCCATAAGGATTCTTTTCTCTGGATCTATCTCCTTTAAAAGCAGAGGTACTTTCTTCAGAGCTACAAATTCCTCTTCTATAGCAGGATTTTCTACTAAAGATATTGCATCTATCCCACTAAATTCATTTTCCTCGTCTATTACAAGTTCGACTACTCTTTCCATAATAATATAACTACTATATTTATTTATTGTTTTAACTAAACACGCTTGAGTTTTTAGCTTTTCTTGCTGCCACCTGTTGAGCATTAGTTACTTGAGATTCCATAACAACTGCTTGAACGGGTTCATTTCTTTGTGTTGCAATAGTTTGCCCTAATTGGCTAATATCTGAAGCTCCGACAACATTAAAGGTTGGAGGGGATGCGCCACCTGCTGAACGTCCTGCTGTGGGGTTTATATCAGAATCTTGACCACTTTTAATGCCGCTTATTGCTTTTGCAGCAGCGGCAGTAGTAGCGGCTATAGCTACACCAGCAGTTACGTTATTTATTCCGACAAAAGGTTGTCCACTAGTTAAAGGAAAAAGAGCTATTGATTTTGCATTTGCTATAGCGGTATTTGCTATTATTTGCGCAATTGCACCTAGTTTTTCAATAATAACCCCAGCTATAGCTACATCTTTGTTTCCTTCTGCCACTTCTTGCAATAAATCA